GCGGCCAGATCGGTCGCCCGAACCGCCAGGTGGTTGATCCGGATCTCGCCCGGCGTGTCATTTGCCCCCTTCTCGATGTGCGCGATCAGCTTGAGCGGGCCGGTGGCCGCGTTCAGCTTGAACACGCTCGCGGGCAGGACGTTCACACCGTTGATGTAAATCTGGATGTCGGCCAGATTCCGGCAGTCCATGCGGAAGTCGAAGTAGGTGTCGTCCACCGCGTCCACCAAGGTGTCAACGGCCGCGACCGTGGTGGTGCCGTCCGCCGATTGGGCGAGAATGGAAAGGGCCGTGCCGTCGAAGTGCAGGGCGCAATACTCCGTGATCGAATCGAAGCTGGAGGCGTGGGTCCCGTTGGCGATCCCCACGTTGATGTCCACCGAGGCCTCGTCGCCGATGCTGTAGACCGCGATCCGCCCCTCGACAATGAACGGGACCGTCACCGGGACCGAGTGCTGGGAGAGGACATCGACCTTTTCGGCCTCGGCGTGGCTCGTGGCCAGGGCCAGCTTGGCGTACCCCGGGCCCATCGTCATCGCCGGCGCGCCGTCGGTGGTGACGATCGCCGTGTCGGTTGGCCCCCGCATCACGTCGATGATGTACTCGGGCTTCTTGTTGAGGTCCGCGATCACCGTGGTGTCCGTCGAGGCCGCGTCGGCCACGGCCACGCCGGCGGAGAAATCGCCGCCGGCGACGGCCTTGAGCGGCGTGGCGCTGCCGGCGGATCGGTCCCAAAAGATCTCGTCCCCTTCCAGGATCACCACCCCGGAAGTCTTGGCCAGCGTCACCTGGCCGCTGGTCTTCAGCGTCGCGGGCTCTCCGGCGGCCGGGGATCTCAGGCCGCAGACGAAGGCGGCCCGGCCATCCGTGAGTTGGATCACCTCGCCGGACGTGTAGCCGCCGGTCGGCGCGGTCACGTCGATCGTGTCCGCGTCCTTGTGAAGGGTGGCTTCTGCCATTTTCTTACCTCATTTCTTGGTTGTTGACATTCAGTTCAGCTATCGATTCGCCGAAATCAGCATTCGGCGTTCAGTGTCCAGCGTTTCCTCACGCCCCCGCGCCGGTCGACTTGTACCATCCGCGGTAGCCCATGAAGGCGGCGCCGATGTCCAGGTTGATGTCCCAGCCCATGCCCCATTGGCCTTTGTTCCAGACGTTGGATCGCAGGATGGGGAGTCGGCCAGTGCCGCGGCGATACACCACACGGATTGCCTTCGCGCCGCCCGTCGTCAGATACCATGCCGTATCGGACCCCGTGCGCACCGCGTCGGTGCGCGGATCGACGACGCCGATCACGCCGATGCGGTCGTCGACGCGGACTTGAAGCCCTTCCTTGGCGATCAGGTTCAGCGGGGCGTACAGCGGATCGCTCGAATCGGCGAACAGCTTGGCCAGGGCGGTTGCGCTGGTCAGCTCCAAGGCCAGCCATTCCAGCTCGGCCGGCACGATCAGGAACCGCGGCCGAAGGTTCAGCGCGTTGTTGTTCTCGCGCTGCTTGACGACCGCCGTGATGCCTGCCTTGAGATTCGCCGACGAGAGGACCCCGGTGCCAAGGTTCGCGTGGGTGGCCAAATCGAACACCGCAATGTCGTCCGAGATCAGCGCGGGGTTCTCGTTCATCATGGCATAGATCAAGTCGGGACGGAGACGGCCGCCCGCAACCCCAAGCTCGAAGGGCATGCGCATCAGCGAGCCCAACCTGTCGTCCAGAAAATCTTGCTCGTCGAAGCCGAATTGCCGGGCAAAGCGAACAAGCCGGTAGGTTTCATGGCTGTCGGAGATCGTGGCGTGCTTGGCCGTGTCGTTGCGCGGCAGCTTTTTGAGGCGGGCGTCTGCGCTGAGCGAGATGTCCTCTTGCGGCAAGAAGTTCGGTACATCCTCTTCGTCGCACCAGCCAACCGTCGTATCGCCGACCGTCTGCCAGCCCTCGATCAACTTCGCGTAGACGGACGTGCCGAAGACGTAGCTGAGTGTCCCGCCCGAACCGGCGGCCCGGGCGTGATAGAACAGCTCGTCGGGGTTGAGATACCACCGCCCGCTGTTCTGACGCACGCACTCGCGCAGCAGATCGATGGCGGAGATCCCGCGCAAGCGCTCGGCCCGGTCGGCGTCCTGCTCGGTCAATGTCAGGGAAGGCCGCGGCTGATGGAGGCCGTCGTGCAGCCGATGTCTCGTGGGATCGACCCCGAAGTTCATCAGCATGGCCGCCGACAGGCTGCGGACGTTCAGGTCCTGCTCGCGGCTGCGGCTGTGGATCGCCGGGCCGACCGGCGCGGCGCGTTGCTCCCGGACGGCGCGAAGAAATTCGCCGCTGGCCCGATCGAGGTTCCAGCCCTCGTGGGTCGCCCGCAACCGCAGCTCTTCCGGGACGTCCGTCCCCGCCAGCTCGTGGATTTGTTGCACCCGGATCCGCTCGTCGGCCACGGCCCGGCGGGCGATTGTTTCGACGAACGCCGCGGGCGGGTTCCCGGGCGGATTCGCGGGCGGATTTGCGGGCGGGTTCGCGGGCGGATTTGCGGGCGGGTTCCCGGGCGGATTCGCGGGCGGATTTGCGGGCGGGTTCGCGGGCGGATTCGCGGGCGGGTTCGCGGGCGGATTCGCGGGCGGGGGATCGGCCGGCGGCGGATCGCCGGGTTGCGGACCGCCCTCGGCGGCCGCGTCGGCGCGGGCCCGGTCGGCACTTGACAGTCGCGCGTAGAAGGATTCGGCCTCCGCCTCGGTGGCGTCGTCGGCCAGACCCTTGGTTTCGAGATAGGCTCGTAATCGTGGGTTCATCGCAAGAAAACCCTCCTCGGTTTTGGTACGGATCTTGGCGCGGGGGTCCGCGCCGATGCTTGTGAAACTTCCCTCCATCGGTTGCCACGACGTGTTGATCAGCAGCGGCCGGTCCTCCGGCGCGGTGTAGGTCTTCCCGCGGATCGTCTTGGACTTGCCCGGCTCGATCCTGATCGTTTTGAGCGGGCCGGCACCGATCGACACGTCGGTCAAATCCCCTTCGCGGACCTTCATCCAGACGTCAGGATGGGCGCTGGAGACGTGGACCGTGCCGATGAGCTGCTCGCCCTCAACCCGCATGGTGCGGATGGATCCCAGGTGAGAATCGAGCGACCGGCGGGAATGCGTGTCCAGGAGCGGTATCTGCGGCGAGAGCTTCGCCCCGGACATCAGGTAGACTTCGAGCACCGGCTCCCAAGTCCGCAGATCGATGGAGAGCCCCATGTCCTCGGTGGCCAGCACGGCGTCGACCGTCCGGGCCTCTTCGTCGATCGTCTTGGGCTGCAGCGCGGCCAGGCGGATGTGGAGCGGTTCGGCCGGCCGGGAGCGGACGTGCAGGTCAGACGGTCGCATCGGCTTCCTCCTCTTCCTCCTCGCGGTCCTGCTCTTCCTCGCGGTCTTCCTTCTCGCCAGGTTCCTCGCTGGCCGGTGGGGCGGAGCGGTAGGACATCGCCGGCGGCAGGGGCGGCAGCCCCATGCTTTCGCGGAGCTGATTGGTGCGGACCTCGGCCTGGAATACCGTTTCCTCGTCGTAACCGCGGGCGGCGCAGGCCATGGCAAAGGGAAGCGTGCCGTTTTCCAGGCCGATCCGCTCGGCTTGGGCTTCCTTGGTGGGATCGACGTGCGGAGGCACCGACCAGCGCCAGGTGAGCGTCACACCAGGCGGCCGGCGGCGCAATGGCTCCACGGAAAACCGCGCCTCATCGACCACGAGCCGGAACAGCCGGGAGAGCATCCCGGTCGAATGCGGCGACCCGCTGAGCCACATCTGGAGGCCGGCCACGGCGCGGTGGTAATTCTGCCCGTCGAACCGGGCGCTGGAGTAATTGTGCCTGGCCGAGTCCAGCCGGATCGTCATCAGCGGCATGCAGACCGGGCGGCCGATTTCCGACTGCCGCTCCCGGCGATAATCAACGTAGTTCGTGGAGGGCTGCTCGGGCTTGATCTGCGTGGGCTGCCAGCCGGGCGGGCCGGTCCATTGCTGCCGGCGCTCGATCGAAGTCGTTTCGTTGACCTCGATGTAGGTGGCCTGGGGATGGTTCGTGTGCCAGACGATCCCCGCATCGGCGGCCTGGCGGGCCGCGTCCAACACCTGGTCGTCGTAATCGCGGAGGTCGGCCGCCGGATTCAGGCCGCCGGTCAGCCAGGGATAGCCGCGGAGCTGGTCTTCCTCTTCGCGCAGGAACTCGTGGACCATCAGGTCCGGCGGGATGGGCGTGTAGTCGCCAAGCGAGACCTGGCCTACACCGAGCGGCGAGGGATTTTGGACGTAGTATTGCCTCGGCGCGCCTTCCGGCGAGAGCCGCATCCCCATGAAAACGCCCGGATCGCCAAGAAAATCCAACGGCGTAGCCAGCCGCCGGCTGTGGATCGGCTTGACCCGCAACGAGACCGGGCCGCGCTGGTCGGTGCCGGTCACCAGTTGCGCCAGGATATCGCCGGCCGTCCAACAGGCGTGGATCGCCTGCTTCAGCCAAGCTGCGCCCGAGATCCGCGGATCCGGGCAAGGAGCATAGAACCATTCACGCCAGACGCCCTCGGCTGCCTCGTTCCATTTGGTATCGTCCGATTGGACCTGGAGCGTGGGCCCGTCGCTGCCCACGATGTCCTGGGCGTGCGTATTGATGATCCCCTGGACCAAGCCGTTGTTGGCGGCCTCGTATTCCGACCGTGTCCGGAGCGTCTCCAGGCGGGTCAGCAGGTCCAGGTTGATCGATTGGCCCGTGACGTCCTGCCAGTGCGCCCGGTTCAGCCGGTTCGTCTCGGCCGCCTCCCAACGGCGAAGACAGAACGGACCGGGCTGGCCGGCCCGCTCTTCCGGTCCCAATCGGCGCGCGGCCTCGGGCCCCGGGAGCCGCAAGGCGCCCACCAGCCGCTGGCCCAGACGGCCGATCTTAGTCGCTAGCCCGGGCATAGGTGACGTTCGTTCTGCGGATGCCGCCGGCGGAGGATTGGGCGGCCCGTTCCAAGCGGGCCTGGCAGCGCTGGATGAAGTCGGCGATCGCGGCGGAGTTCCACGAAAGGGCCATCGAGCCGGCCCCGTCGCTGCGGTTCGTGTCGGCCATGGTCGCCACAATGAACTGGGCGGCCTCGGCCTGCCGCATGGCCTCGTCGTAATTCCCGCCGTCGAAGGCGGCCAGGGCGGCCGCCCTGCGTGTATTCAGCTCAGATACGCTCATTCCATCAGCACGGCCTCAACCTTCCCGATCTGGATCGTCGAGAGCTTCAGCCCTCCAGCCTACGGGCGGGCTGGCCCATTTTGGGCGGGCTGGATTCCAGGACGTGGAAAGATGAGCGGGCGGGGGGGAAATGCTGAATGCTGAACGGAAGAGATAGGCTGGCGAGACACCCCCCGCAACTCCACTCCGACCCACTCCGACAACTCCGACCCACTCCGACCAGGGCCGGTTTTCATCGAGAAAAGCCGGCTTTGTTTTGTGGTCGCACGGCACACCAAAAAGCAGAACCTAAGGGGGCCTTCTCTAATCTAGTTGCCCCCCACCAGCGGCGCGAACAAAGTGGGCGCCCGAGGCGAACAAAGTGGGCGCCTGATCGAAAATCTGAAAATCTTTAACTCCGACCCACTGCGACCCACTCCGACCGCACAGCGGCACACCACTTGTACGAGTCGTATATTTTCACTCGTACGACTCGTACGCTTACTCGTACGACTCGTACGCTCACTCGTAGGTCACTCGTACGACTCGTACGTTTTTTGCAGGATAACGCGATTGCGCGGCCGTTGCATTCTTGACCGCCCGCGGCGACAGGTTTCAATTGAGGGCATGGAAAAGGCCCTCGGGGAAGAGAGTTGAGGGGGTGACGGCTGAGGGATGTGGCGGCAGAGCGCAAAAAAAAGGCCCGGCCGATCCATGCCCGGGCCTCAGTCGAGACCGGGATTTAGTCTGCCGTACCTGGATCGAGCAATCCCTGATCTTGCCACCGCCGCAGGTAATGGGCGGGCACCGGTTGTCGTCCCTTCGTCCATCGGCGGACTAACAATACCGATTCTTCACCACTGGGCAACCCGAGCAGCAGATGAAGCCGGCCCTTGTGTTCCTGCCGGAGTTTGCGGAGTTGCCGGCAGATCGTGCCGTTTCGCCGGCTGGCCATGGCCGCGGCTTGTGCCTCTGCCTCATCGCGGCAGTCCAGCCAGCCGTTCCAGAGCAGTTCCTTTGCCACCGCGGCGAGCGCCTCGACTTCCGAGGCGAAGTCGCCTAGGCTCGAACCCATGGGCAGCGTGCCTCGAAAAGTGCCATCTCCGTTCGGTTCGGCCGCCGGCGTGTGTTCCCGGACCACAGCGATGTACTTCGGTCCGCTGTGCTTGCTGCGGATGGAATCGGGCAGGTAGAAAGTAGTCATGCCAAGTTCTCCTGGTCTTGTGGTCTCCCCTCGAACCCGCCGGGGAGGTCAGTTGCCGGGCGGGGCGGCGTTTCAGTCAATCGGTTCTGGCGGCATTCCAAACTCATCACAGCCGTGTGGCGAATTACTATCTGCGTCGGGATGTATGACACTGCAACCCCGACAGCACGGGCAGAACGCGCCGTCCTCTCCGTACCATTCGTAAGTGCATTCTTCGCACATCAACAAATATCCGTACCATTCGTGAGTGCATTCTTCGCACATCAACAAATACTCGATCACTTCTCTTTCTTGGTTCATGGTTTCTCCTTTCGTGTCCTCCCCCTTTGCCCGCCGGGGAGCTGTTAGCCGGGCGGGGCGCTGTCACTCACGTCGGTCTGTTTTAGGCTTCCCGAATGCGATATCGTCTTTCGAGCAGGAGCCATTCGTCCTGGCTCTGGCCATTACGCACCAACTCCAACCAAGCAGCACAAGCGGCTGAAAATGGATTACGGCCGCACACCTGTTGTGCATCGTGACCATCGAACTTTATCACCCATTCTTTCTGAGATTCGAGCCAATGCAACATTGCCCGAAACTCTTGGCATCCCTCAGTCGGGTCATGCTCGAAGCCGGGGCCCCATCGTTTAATCAGCCCGTGCGATGGCCCGTCTCGGAACAGCGGACAGCGATCCCGTACGCCGCAGTTGGGCGTAAAGGATATGTCATCAACATGGCCCGCGACCCAGCGCGGGATCAAGCCCTCACAGAACATGCCAGAGTCCGCAATGGCGTCAAAAAACTTCTGGGCCAGATTGGCGCGGCTCATCAGTTTTGCATTCCTTGCCCGCCGGGGAGGTCTTGCCGGGCGGGGCGGCTCTGTTTAGATGTCCAATCCTGCCCGGTCTGCCATCGGCAGGCCGAGCACTTGCTTGATGGTTTCCTTCCAGCGGAGCTTGGGGTGGTTCTTCCACTCCTCATAAATGGCCGCGATCCGTTCCGGCGTCTGGCCGGCCTCGATCGCCCGGATCGCTTCCTCCGAGGCATCGAGGGCCCGGGAGCGGATCTGATTGAGCTTGCCCACCCAGATCGTGTCCGTGACGAATTTCTCGATGCGCCGAATCAAACGGCCGACGTTGGCCGAATCGAGCATCGGCTCAATCGACACGCTGGTCGCGTAGCCGAAGTATTGCGCGAAATGCAGCGAATTGACACGCTGATAGAAATCCGGTGCCCCGGGCTCCCAATAGGAGAGCAGCTTGTCGTCATCCGCACCGATCGTGAACCGGAAAAGGATCTGCTCTCGAAAATCGCGCAGGTTCAGGCACAGCTCGCGGATGCACTTCAGGTGCGGCTTGCTAACAATCAAGAGCCGGTTGCCGGCCCGCAGGATCCGCTCGATCACTTCCCGGCAGGCCGGCAGAAACTCCGGCAGGATGTCGTGCGTCGTGGGGAACATGATCGGCCCGTCGACCTTCCGCCGGCGCTTGGACACGTCTGCCTTCCGCAATTTCGGCCGGGCCCATTCGTCGAGCGTCTTGATCGTCCTGAATCGCTTCAAGGCGTTGGCCCGCGCGTAGCAGTACCGGCAGGCGTGCGAGCAGCCGGTCAGGCAGTTCACCGAGGC